AGCCCCCCACGGTGGAAGTTTTGTAAGAGGTCTGGTATACTGGAAGGAAGGTACCCAGTGGTTTGCCGACCCAGAGAGTGCCCATCATTTCAGGACTGCAAAGACTGCAGAGAAAAAACTGCCAACTATTGAGGAGATGAAACCCGATGCAAGAGTCGTCAAAGTCAATCCAAACAATGCCTGAGGTATACGAAGACCCTCGGTTAATGAGAGAGTATATCAAACTCTTAGAGGAGCGTGTGACCGCCCTAGAGGGTCAAGTCAAGGGTATGTCAATTATGTACAAGCCTCCTGGAGAGAGCAAGCATAAGCGTTTAGCAGAGTATCTGGACACCCTTGACAATCGTGTGATGACACTAGAGATTAGACAGGAGTTAGATATCTAAGATGGTGAACTTTGAAGGTGGACTCACAATCACTTCACCATATGGTTCAGCCCTAGGACAATCGTTCAGTAGTAGGTTTGGATCAGAGGATGTCCCCACGATGGGACCGAGTGATGATGAGGAATACTTTGAATATATTTTCACGGCGAACCCTGTAAGTGGTGACGACGAATCGGATCGTTGTGATTATATCCCGTATAGTATTCGTGTCACTGGAGAAGAGCAATACTTTTCGATGTGGATATGCGATAGCACGACACCACGATGTTCAGTGCGTAATGCCACAGGTAATTTTAAGGTAGGGGAGACCATCACTAGTGATGCAGGTGGTACTGCTACTGTAAAGGAATGGCATAATTTTAGGGAACCGAATGGCTTAGATATTATTGAGTTAGATAATCCTTCTGGTAATTTTGCAGGTAGTGTAGTAACTGGGTCTACTAGCGGGGCGACCGCCGATGCTATTGGAGGATGGTACGATACACCACAGTCTACACAGTTTGGGTTGTATACAATTGCTATAGAACCTCTCACAGCGACTCTGAGCGGGTTCTATGCCTATGATAAGCAGGTACAGTATACAAAGTACCTACAACCGCGTTGCGACACGTTGGTGGACATCTGTGGACCCGTTGCCGAGTATGGTCAAGTAGACTTCGGAACATCAAAGCCTTATGCACCGTGTGAGGTAAAAGATATTGGAAAGCAAGTAGAAGAACAGTTTGGAGATATATTTGGTAAACCCGAGATTGTTTGTAGTAGAGAGAGTGTTTGGCCAAACGCTGTAGATACTGGTGTATATGAACCAGTGCCGATCTTAGGGTATAAAGGAACAAAAGGATTTGAGGAAAACTATTCAGAGGGTGAACCTGTTGAATTTGCTCAGATTGAGAATGTTCCGATGATGAATGAGTATAAGGAGATATACGAGAAGTATAGAAAAACCTTAGGCAATAATTGTGAACCAATGACGGGTGAAGGTATCCAGACATTGATTGATGAGATTCTGGAGCCTGCTGATGCGGTAAAGAACTATAATAAGATCCAAAACAATAGTAAGACAAAAGAATCTCTTGCTGGTAAGCAATTAGATCTTGGTACAGAAGGTGTCAAGGATGCATTACAGAAGCAGAAGACATTCTTCTGTGGTCAGGATGATATTCTAGGTGCGCAGTTAGCAATGGCTGACTTCATTGAGGTACCTGTACAATCTACAGTACCGTCGAACTGGTATAAGGAGATTGCGCAAGAATGGAACACACCATCATTCCGTGGTGTACCACCTGCAGGTCCTAGTATCAAGTGGAGCATTTTTAACTACAAACCACATAAGACTGGCACGAAGACATTTGATTATGATATCACTGTCTGTTGGTATTGTTCTAATGCGACTTATATTGCAGATCCAGTACCACCGACAGGTAATCCTGGTGACCCGAACTATGACCCAGGTAGCCCAGGTGGTCCTACAGCGAACCCAGGATACGGTGCATCGGTCTGTCACACTTATGGATCAAGTAATACGATTGAGTCTAACTGGTCTACTCATAGAGATAACCTAGTTGATGCAGTTGAGGAACAAGGTAACCCAGATAGTAACCTAAAGATTGCACAGAATGTAGAGTTCATCAACCCAGCTGAGGATGAAGTTATCCTGCACGATTATGAAATTGCACAGTTCCCTTCTTATGGGTATATCGAATTAAACAACTACGAGTTCTCAGGGCGCTCTGTAGTCGCCGTAGAGACGCTTAATTTGGGTCTAGGGTATATGAACGACCCAGACGTCACTGTAAGCGAGCCAGACCTCGAAGGAGGCATACAAGCAACGGTGTCAGCATTGGTCACTCAGGGGCGTGTTGTAGGGTATGAGATCACCAATGCAGGCAAAGGCTATGTCCAAGAACCTATTATTACTGTAGATCCCCCTGATCCTGTTAGAACGGGCACTGGTGACCTGTTAGCAGGTAGTAGAACAATCAGGAATATAGACATCGATGAGTACGAACGTCTGTTCTATGGTATCAAAGTGACTGCTCCTGGCACTCAATTTGAAGAACAACTGTTTGACCGCATCATTCCTGGTGTTGCATTCACCATTTTAGCGGATGGTAGTGCTGTTGCACAGGTTCAATCGATCGAAACCTTTGGCAATGACATCGGATTAGAGGATATAGAGGTTGGAATGGACGTTGATGGGCTCGATGTCAACAATATTACCGTTGCACAGGTCGATTTGATCACCAATCAAGTCACTTTCTCCGATGTTATTGCCGCAGGAACGTATGAAATCAACACTAGAATCTCTGCGAGGCTCCAAAGTCCCTCAAATGTGACTGCTGCGGGTGCAAATTTGACGTTTACTGCGCCTGCTATGGTAAATGCAACCGCAAGAGCGCGTCTTTACCTCGGATCAGAGGGTGGACAGTCCTATAAATATAGCGGAGACCGCGAAATTGCGCACTATGATGGCGTAGAAGCTCTCGATAGTGGTGCATACAGGCTGAAGAATGTCTTAAGAGGGCGGAAACAGACGGATATCGGTCAACATTTGCGCAACGATCACACTCTCCTTCACGAATATATCTAATGCCAGCAGCTTCACTACAACCTGGACCGTGTTCTGGTCACGCTTGCTGGCCACCATTTGCATTTCAGAAATCTTTAGTAACTAGTGTTAAGCTTAACAAAGGCATTTTCCCTCTGGCTGGCGGTGATGTTAGGTTGCCTCACTGCAAGCCTTGTGGTAAAAACCCTGCCTGTCACCCTGGAGCGGTTGTCCCCTCTGGTACAACAGTATTGTACGGATTAGGACCACCATCTATTCCGATTCCAACAACAAAAACAGGCGATCCAGAGACAGATGCTATAATTACTGCACTAGCACCTAAGTATTGCCCTGCTGTTAAACCCGCTTCTGGCATTTCTGATAGTGTTGGATGTGGTTCTGTGGTTGCATTGGGGGCTCCTACTGTGCTAGTATACAACGGAGGAGCAGCAATCGCTGCCCTTTCTGCGCTTGCTGCCGCCGCAGGGCTCGTAGCTGGTCTTTCTGGCATTGGTATTGGTATTACCTCACCTGGCGGAAGTACTATTGGCGGAGAAGGTGGCAGAGGAACTGGTTCTCCTGGTGACAACTCTGTACAAATCTGCGACTAAATGGCACTCTACGGAAAATCTATGGGCTACACGCCCGCTCGTCCTAAGAAAACTCGTCAAGGCAAGTCTTCTAATACCAAACTTTCCTCATCTTCACGCAACGGCGCTAAGAAAGCGTACCGTGGTCAGGGCAAATGAGACCTGAGACACGTAAGTCTATGGAGATGTTGTTCACTGCTAAGTGGAATTTACCCAAAGCAGCGGTCCACTGTGGTCTTACTAACAAAGAAATGAAGATCACGTTCAACGAATACTGTACATTCCACCCTTCGACTTACAATATCGATGAAGAAACTTCTGTATGTCTCCCGTGACACCGAATTAGCGCTCATTGAAGCGCTGACTTACAGAATTCAGATGATGGAATATGATTGGGACCCTAAAGATACGTGCTTTTTGTGCGTATCACCCGACTATTCCGCAATTGTGACTCAACTGTTGGCACATTGGCTCTCTAAAGACGGCGAAATGTACCATATTGAGTCTGTTAACGTCCCATTTCCCGACGAAAGTAAGGAAGAGTACGAAGTTACCTTCGCTCAGAACCTTATGGACTGGAAATGGATGTGGAAACGCTTCGTTTTGATCGAGGCTGGCGTGATTAGAGGTGGAAATTACACCTGGATCACCAATATTCTCAAAGAACTTGCTCCAGAGTGCGAATTTACGACTCTGACGATGTACGAAAACGTTCATAGCAAGTATCAGAGCGATATTGTTGGTAATGTTTACGATAATGAGGTCGAAGATCTCCACTTTTGGTGGGAAAGACCTAATAATCACTGGACTGGGCGCTGATGCGCCCTTTTTTTATGGGTCTAAATAAAATGTCGGGATAGAACCCCGTAAAAAGTTCTCCTGCAAACCATTAGGAGACGATTGATGTCCATTCCCAGAAAGACACCCGTAGATTATGGTGACGAATTCATAAAAAAAGGGATGGTGCTTATCACCGACCCGAAAAGTGACCGATTACTGGCTCGAAAACCGAAGAAGACTGAAAGGTCCGAGAACTAATATACATACTAAACAACCCTTAGTACAATGCCCAAGGCAGTTAACTTTAAGGACGTATCCATATCATTGGGTATGAATCCTGTAACTGAAGATGTGCTTGTGACAACGGACGAAGCCGCTGTCAAGAGGGCGTTGTACAATATTATTATGACACGAAAGGGAGAGAGATTTTTCAAACCCGATCTTGGTAGCAACATTGCTAATTTGCTGTTTGAACCATTAGACGCAGCAACCGCATCTCTTATTAAGGAAGAGATCGAATATGTCATCATTAAGTATGAGCCTAGAGTAAGGCTTTTACGTATTGATGTTGATGCTAACTATGAGCGTAATGGTTTTGAGGTTGCTATTGCCTTTGAGATCGTTGGTATCGAAACTGACGTCGCGGTCAGAGAGGTGGATTTCTTCTTAGAACGAACTCGATAAATGTCTTACATCCAAGTTGCCAATTTAGACTTTAATGATATCAAGCAGTCGCTCAAAGAGTACCTGCGGTCCAATAGCGACTTTACTGATTACGATTTTGAAGGTTCGACTCTCTCGACCCTGTTGGATGTGCTCGCCTATAACACCTACTATACGGCGTTTAACGCCAATATGGTAGTTAATGAGGCTTTCCTTCAATCCGCCACTCTCAGGGACAATGTGGTGTCTCTGGCTAAGCAGATTGGGTACCTTCCGAAGTCTGCTGTCGCTCCAACAGCATTAGTTTCGTTATCTGCTGATTTTAGCTCTGAACAAGCAATCCCAGAAACAGTCAAACTGCCTAGAGGATCGCAGTTCTTGACAACTATCAATGGTACGACCTATTCTTTCATTACAGCGAAAGATTATGTTGCTTCTGTTGACTCTAATGACAATGCAACCTTCACTGAGATTCAAATCAAGGAAGGTAACTATGTTTTAGAGACATTTACATATAATGCAGCGATTGCTCAGCGCTTTATTCTTAGAAATGCGAATATTGACACCAGTACGCTGAAGATCACTATTCGTGATACTGTAGGAGATACCAATGCAGTCGAATATCGTCTTGCTGATGATATTATTGGTTACGATGGCACTTCCAACGTGTTCTTCCTCCAAGAAGGAGAAGATGAGCGATATGAGATCATCTTTGGAGACGGGATCCTTGGTAGAAAGCCCCAAACCAACAATTACATCGAAGTAAGTTACATCACAACTAACGGTGCTGATGCTAACTCAGCAAAAGTCTTCTCATACGGTGCTGTATTAGAAGATGCCGTAGGAAATTCAAATTATTCACCCATTGTCACTCTGACAACGGTACAAGCGTCATCTGGAGGCGAAGAACTTGAAGCGATCGATAGTATTAAGCGAAATGCTCCGCGATTTTTCAATGCACAAAATAGAGCCGTTACTGCAGATGACTATGAGTCCATTATCCGTCGTATTTACCCTGCGGTTGCTGACATTGTGTGTTTCGGTGGAGAGGACGCTTCTCCTCCTGAATATGGAAAAGTCAAAATCGTCGTAAAACCTTCGTTTGCTGTGGCTCTGTCGCAGTATACTAAGAACTTGATCACTACAGAGTTGAAGAAGTACTCTGTAGTGTCTGTGACACCTGAAATTGTCGATCCTTCGATCATTTACGTTGAGTTGGACTCTAGGGTCTATTTCAACCAGTCTCAAACGACTCTTAATGAGTCTCAACTGAAGGCTGAGGTTGTCAACTCCCTCACATCATACCGTAGTACATCTGATCTAGAAAAATTCAATGGTCGTTTTAAGTATTCTAGGGTTGTCGGCATTATTGATGCTACAGATAACTCGATCACGTCAAATGAGACATCAATTAAGTTACGTAAGGATTTCAACCCAGTCCTCAACACAATTACGCAATACGAGATCTGTTACCAGAATGTAATTAAGAGTGGCTGCGAAGAATCCTCTGTTTATAGCACTGGATTCATCGTTGCCGACTATCCTGGTGATGTCGTCTATCTTGCAGACGACCAAAAGGGTAATATGTACCTGTACAAGATTGACCCGACTACAAAAGACCGTTTTATCCTGAATGCCCAGATTGGTACAGTTGATTACCTCAAAGGAGAGGTGATGCTGAATCGGTTAAATATAGTCAAGGGAACTTATAGTGATGAAAGGATCGAGCTTCGTGCTCTTCCGAAGAATAAAGACATTTATGCTTTGAGAGAAGCATATCTAAGTCTAGACCTCACAAGTAGCGTCTTCCTAATCACCAAAGAATCGTTAATCTAATAAATGGCAGGTCCTAATCTCTCCGCACTGATTGAAAGTCAGTTACCAGATTTTATTGTCGAGGATTATCCCCTCGTCACAAATCTCCTGTCGAAGTATTATGAGGCTATCTCCATTAGTGAGGGTCCTCAAGATATTATTAACAACTTTGAGAAATATCTCGACGTTGATACATTTGCACCTGAAGTTTTAGTTAAAACTTGTAAGCTGCAGCAAGAGATTGCTAATGGTAGCGACAAGATTGATATTCTTGTCGATAGAACAGATGGATTCCCTGATGCTAACGGTCTGATAATGATCGATCAGGAAATTTTCCTGTACACGACAAAAACGACCACAGAATTCAAAGGATGTATTCGTGGTTATAGTGCAAGGACAGAGATTGGTGACCTCTACACTCCTGCCAACTTTATTGAGAGCAATACACAAATCCACAAGCAATTTGCTGAGGTTAGTAACCTGAGCAACCTGCTTTTGGCTGGTTTGATCAAGCAATACGAGGAACAGTACACTTCAGGCTTCCCGTATCAGTACCTTAAGGATCAAACCAACAAAAACCTGTTGGTTAAGCGTATCAAAGACTTCTATAAAGTCAAAGGTACGCCACAATCGCTGGAATTCATTTTCCAGATTCTATTCAGTGTTAGACCTGATATTATCTACCCGAAAGATAATGTTTTTAAGGCATCTGAGTCTGGATGGAATAGTAAAGAACTTTTACTGGTCGAAGCGATCTCTGGAGACATCAGACAGATCGTTGGTAACTCAATTACCCAAACTCCCGACCCATATAACCCAGAACTGAAAGAAGCAACTGCTATTATCGACAATATTGTCGGTGAACCATATCAAGGCAGCCTTCAGTACACTCTG